AGCAGCTGACTGGTGTGTATCCAATGCATTTTGTCCACTGTTTCCATGTGTTGCAGAACGTGCTTCAACTCACCAAAACTGTACCGCCAAAAATCATCAGGTTTTATGCCTCTTTGTAAACATGTGCAGTACAGTATTTCCAGCGTTATTTCTTCTTCGCTTTCTTCACTGGCTTTTTTTTTGTACCGTCACTCAACTCCAGTGCTATCATCATGTTTTTCAGTGCATCCTCCCAATCAGAACTGCCAAACAGCACACGGAATTTCTTTTGTGAAATTGTGGGTTCAGCATCGTTTAAATCAAAAAAAGCCTGCACCCCATACCAGAGCAAATCTGGTACGAAGTGCAGTGCCTTTTCTTGAGAATTCAGCATTTGTTCGAGGTCAGATAACTCAGCGTTATTGTCCGTTAAAAAGTTGCCCAGTGCATACATGTTCAGTATGCATCCCAACTCAGTCCCATCACATAACTGAATGTCAAATTGTCCTCGAAGTTTGTGCATTAGCTATTGTTGTCGTTGAATGTCGCTGTAGTGGTGTTTACAACTGCTTTCGTAATCGACCCATCTCCCTCGAATGTAACCGAGTAAGACGCCATCTCATTAAGTCCAGCTGATTCTTCGTAGCTGGTGATGTATGCGTTACCATAATACATGTAATCACCTGATTCGCCTGTTGTCCAAGCCAAGCGCAATTTAGTCTTATTTGCCCACAAATCGAACAAATCGATGTTCGAATTTACAGTCGTTGCTAAATCGTACTGTACCATGCCTTCTGCGCTCATGCTCCAAGTCAGTCCACCAGTCAAGATTTCACGCTGACCATCGTTATCTTTTGTCGTTGCATCCAACACTTCCATGCTGCCACTAAATGTGCCGTTAGTAGCGCATGCAATCAAATCATAGGTGTCGTCTGCAGCTGTGCCATCAATGGTGCTTGCACCTTGTGCGTTGCTGATGTAGACTCCAATCGCATTCGAGCGAATTTTACCTGTTGTCTGTGCCATGTTTCTCTGTTTTTTCTAAGCCTTTAATTTCTGGAAAATTACCAGCTAAAGATACGACTGGATATTTTTCCCCTTCAGCAGCAAATGTACGATAGTGATTCAAGCTGTAATCGTCTTTCAGGTCAAGAATTATCGGCGTTTCTAAATTGGGGAAACTGGGCATAGCGCGACACATACGAAACATGTCATCGTTGTAATCTTTATCGAGCCTACGGGCGAGTCGTGGGTTAAAAATGTAGCCCCGTTTTTTGTATAGCTTCTCTACCAAATCTCTGCGAGTCAAACGACCTACGTTACTGAATCCACTGGGCTTGTAAATCCTTACGGTTTTGGTTTTCCAGTCCATCATATAGAAGCAGTTCATAGCCCAGTACGCTTGGTCAGCTTGAATTTGCCTATACAGCATCTCTGTGTACCGTTCTTCCATGACATTATCAGAACAGTACTCCAGCATAAAATCCCAGTCGTAATTGTTCAACAGGTACTTAGCTGTTTCGTTGAATTTATGCCCCAGTGGGTCATTCTTCACCATGTACGGCTCGAATCCAAATTTCTTGACTATGCCTACTGACTTGGGTTCACTGCAACCTACTACGACATGGCTTTCAACACCCTTTTCAGCAAGGTCATCCAGTATTCGTCGCAAACAAGTAAAAGCGATTTTAGTGATTGATGGTCGGCGATATGCCGTTACGTGTACTCCTAATTTTTTCATGGGGTCGCTATTGTTCTACGGGTCATGTGAACCTCGTATTGCTGTGTGATTGTGAACACCTCTGTAGACTCAAAAACATCACTGTTCGCGTTGGTCATGCGAACCTGCCCTAAGTCACTGTCGCCAGCGTAATCATCTAACGCATTCCTGACCGCTAAACACGTTAACCAGTTCTCGCGAGGGTTATCATGCATGCAGGTAATTTCAACCGTGTAGCGGTCGTAGTCTACCAGCCTGTCTTTTGTGTCTTGTGGGTCAGTGCCTACCAGTTGCAAAACGATGGCTGGTATTTGCGAGCCTTGCAGCCTCACCAACGGAAAGATGTTGTTCGCGTTGACGTATGTCGTAACATCGCTATCTGCTTTTAGTATGTCGATGAGGTGGTGAATCATTACAATCCGTTTTTACGTTTAAACTCTTCTAATTGCTCAAAAATTTCTACGACGAATTTACGTTCTGCTGTTGCCATTTGCGACACATAAGCTGCATCGAAATAGTCGTTGTGCTTACTGCCACGGTAGCGGATTTTCTTAACCCGTCCCCACTTGCCAGCACCCATTGCGACGACAAAGCCTTGTTTCGGGTTGCTTACGTCCTGCATGTAGACCTGTCCAGCACTGTCTTTTCGTTTTCGTACGCCTACGGTACGCACCCCAGATGATGTGCCATTAATGATGAAGCGTTCGATTTTAGCATAGTTAGACTTATGCGGCAGAACATACTTACCCAACTTACGGGTTCTGTTGTACCGCTTGTCGCGGTGTTGAATCACACTATACGCACCACCTGACAGTTTAACGTATCGACCCTTTTCCCATCGAATGCTGCTCGCTGCAGTTGGGCTTTGGGTCATGTTTCTTGCTTTTTCTTTAGCTGCCCTAACAACAGGTTTCAAAGCTGACTTCTGTGCTTGCAACAAGAACGGGGTGCGATACTCGTGCGGCATGCGTTGCAGCGCAGCTTCCAGCTGGTCGAATGCTCTTTGGTCTAACTTGATGTTTGCACTAAGCATTATCGCGAAGTTCAGAATGAATCAGCAGCCCTTCTCGGCGACCGATTTCTTTGGTTGCTGTTATGTGATATTCATCACTATCGTAAACGATAACCATGTCGGCTGTAATGTCTGTCCTGTGGCGAATAATCCAATCCGTACGATTCTGACTAATCAACTGACTTTCTGAAATCAACTCACCAGCCAAGCGGTCAATCTTTTTAGCCCAAACTGTGGCTAATGTGCTTAGTGTCAGAACATCATAATTCCAGCTATCCTTGGATGTTGTCTTCTGTTTGATTTCAATCTGTCTGTCCAATTCTCCTACTATCATAGCACACGGTATTTACTTAACAGACTGTCTACGCTGTACGGTACGGCATTGGCTGTCTTGCCAACGACAACAGCTTGACGGTTCTCGTACATGTGTGCGACGAAGATACGAATCGCATGCAGAATTGCCTCTGGTACATCTGCCTCGGTGTAGCCTACTGTAAAATTGATTTTGACTCGGTTCAGTGCGTAGCTGTAAAGCGATGGATAATTGTACCAGTTGATTCTGCCACCGCTGCCATCGATTTCGTAGTAATACTGATTCGTTGGTAGCGTAGTCAGCACATTGCTCTGATTCAAATACTCGACACTGCTGATGCTAACTACTGGTCCAGTCGGAAACCTTGCTGGTTCAAATTTGTCCAGATAACCTTCTGCTGTTACATCGCCGATACGGACATTGCATGCTGATTCGACATACTCGATAGCGGCATCGCGCATGCTGCTAATTAGCGTGTCTTCAGATGACCCATCGACCCGACAAAAAGTCTTCAAATCAGCAACAGAAATGACATCGTCTAAAGACGGATTAGAGGTGTATTTTACGAGCATGCCCAAAAATAATCTAAAAAAAATTCAGAAATTTTTGGTCAGCTATAACTCAACTATAGCAACCGTTCCGCAGTTCTGACTGAAAAGGTATATACATACCGCGAATATGCCGTTTTGCAGAATACGGCAGAAAAACGATGTTTAGCGAAGTTTGGGTAAAACGTAAAAAAATGCCGTTTAGCGGCACAAATTTGGTAGCTAATTTTTTTCGTTTTTACCTTTGTAGAGTCAATTCTGACGAACGAAAATTTTTAACTAATCCACTGTCAAATGGAACAGACAACTCACCCCCTCGCTGGCATCACTGCTGGCAACCTTTTAACCAATTACAAGCAGGCTGACGGCTCAATTGAGCGGCGGTTTGACTACCAGAAATTGGAAAAACACCTACCCGAATTGAGCGACGATGCGAAATTCATTTTGGTCAATATCACTCTGCGCACAACCAGAGGCGACTGGGCTTCATATTACAAACTGCCAGAGGGCGACACGCTCGTTGGTTTGGGTTGGACGAAATTGGAATGTGTGCTCGATACGATTGCGCATGTCATGACACGACAGTATCATCTCTTTCAAGAGGTTAAGAGTGCTAATCACTATGCTGATATTACGACTGTCGATAAAAAACACATCTGCTGGCATTCACGGGAAGCATGGCAACAGGAAATCCACTGGCAGACCCTGCACGGCTTGTTTACGGTCAAACTCTGGAAAGTGAAAGAGGGCGATGTGTGGTGTGGTGTTGAGCCAGCCACAGAGCAAGACATTGCAACTGACAAGGTATTTACCAAGCGTAAAGACGCTGAGGCTTATGGTCGCGACCTTAAAAAGATGCGCAGCTTACGACGACAGCGTGATGAATTGAGCAACCAACTGAGCGAGATGTTAGCTAACATAGATAGCTATTATGACGTTCTGATGGAATCACAATCTAAATGTTTGCCACTGTAGTTCGGTGGTTTGTTTGACGACGGAAAGGGGGGTACGGCAAAAGGCCTGCCCCTCTTTTTTTATGACTCACGAAAAAAAGTTTGGTAGTTAAAAAAAGTTTTATATATCTTTGCCATCAAGTCAAACAAACTAAATCTAACTAAAATGACTAAGCAAGCTAAACAAGATGTCTACACCAAGGTAACTGATAAGGTTGTAGCTGGATTACAGAAAGATGGTTTAAAGTGGTTCTGCCCATGGGCGAAATCAGAGGGTGTTATGGGAATGCCAATCAACAATGCTACTGGCAAGGCTTACAAGGGTATTAATATCCTGTTGCTCTCTGCTGCATGTGCTGACAATGGTTTCGAATACAACGAATGGCTGACCTACAAGCAATGCGCTGACAAGGGTGGTCAAGTTAAGAAAGGCTCGAAGTCTGAGATGGTCATCTACTGGCAAGTGTCTTTTGTCGATAAGGACAGCAACTGGTACAAGAATGAAGATGCTGTAAAGGCTGCTGGATTGACCATGGCTGACGTTCAAAAGCGATTTGCTGCTAAGTGGTTCAATGTCTTCAACATTGCACAATGCGACAACATCGAGCCTAAGACCCCTGCACGTCCTGTTGATGTCAACAATGACATTGACCCCATCGAGCGAGCAGAGGCTGTTTACAACAACTATCCTGAAGCCAAGCGACCAACATTGAGCCACGGAGGTGATTCTGCATTCTACCGTCCATCAACTCACTCTGTTCAGATGCCTGAGATGAACCGCTTCGAGTCTGCTGATGCATACTACGCCACACTGTTTCACGAGCTGGTTCACAGCACTGGTCACGAGTCTTACCTCGACCGTGATTTGAAGAACGGATTCGGTACTGACAAGTACGCCAAAGAGGAACTGGTCGCTGAGATTGGCTCAATGTTCCTGATGGGCTTGACTGGCTTGGAAGTAAAGAACGACAACCAACAGGCCTACATTAACGGATGGATTTCCAAATTGACCAAGGAACCCAAGCTCGCAATATCTGCGGCACAACGAGCCATGAAAGCTGTTGACTTCATCACCGAAGGGTGATGGGTCAACGGTTTATCGCTAATCGCTATATGACCAGAAAAACGATGTCCATGAAAAACACACATATCGAAGTGGGGAAGCAATACGGCTGCCCCTTTGCCCCAACCAAACGAGTCGAGGTCGTGTCCATCAACGGAGGCGCTGCTGCTTGTAAAATCATTGAAAACTCTAACCAAGCCTTGCACCCCAACCACGTCCGCTATGTCGGTTCGGTTATGTTGGTTCCGCTCATGGTCTTGGAAAACGCTAATCCCCTATGAAAATAGCCCGCTCTCTCGCCGATGTCAAGGCTGACCCAAGGGTTGAGTCCGTACACATCGAGTACGACTCAATCTACGAGCCTACTGGAAAACTATACGTGGTCTACCTTGCCGCTGGGTGGACGAATGACCATCTGGAATGCAGTCGCATCCAAGAAACAACTGTAGCTGAGTTGCTGTGGCAGTTGAATGGGACTGTTGTAAGGGTGTAAAAAAAGGGGGCTACCAAACGGCGACCCCCTTTCCAACCCTGAATCTACTCTAACCTATGAATCAAGCCAAATCACTGCAAACAGAGAACGCACCACCTTGTCGAACTGCGACATCGTAGTAACGATTCAAGTGCAAGATAATCTGACCAGTACCTGCTGCCGTGTATGGGTCAACTAACAAATCAACTCCTGAGAAGTAAGCCAACAGCAATCCTTGACGGAAGTTTCCGAAAATCATCTGACCAACTGAACCAGATGTTTCATCAGCAAGATGCTTGGTAGCTACTGGTCGGTAACCATTGAACAAGCCGTTGTCGAACAACGCACTTACAGAGCTTACCTGAGCCAGTGATTTGCTCAACTTGTAAGCCGTTGGACTCATGACGTAAGTACAACCTGACAAGTCGCCACCTGCTGCCAATACAGCCGCCTCCATTGCGTTGGCTACTGAAGCTGCAAATGTGGTGTCAGTTGCTCCAGCTGTTGACTGGTCATCAGCGGCGTTAGCCAGTACGTGAATGAATGCCTGACGGTCGATGTGTTCAACCATGTCTGCGTTCAAATCGCCAGCAATCAAACGGTCGACTTCTGGTCCGCCTTGCAGAATCAACTGCTGGCTGTACTTGGTCTTCGTGCTGACACGTTGTGGCGTCATGGTTACTTCGTCAAGTTCCAAGCCAGCTACTGTGTTAGCATCGACCTCACCTTCTTCCGTTACTGTACCCTGAGCACTGACTCGTGGAAACTTCAAATTTCCAGTCGCATTGATAACCTGCGTTCCCAAAGTTTCGATAACAGTTGGGGCGCGGAGCGCTGCAATTGCTGCTGGAACATCAGTGGCAACAAAACCAGAGCCATCACCAGTTGCGGTGGCTTGGAAATTGTCGGCAGCACCAGCACGCATTGCGATTGATGGAATACCCACCATGCCGTTCGGCTGCAAGCCCTGCGCTCGCATTTCGCTGTGTGCTTGTTGCGCCCACTCTGCTTCTGCTCCCTCCAGCTTTTCATTCATGCGAATCTGGTTGATTGCACGGCTCAA